TATTACGTCCTGTTAATTCAATAGAACCTAATTGTGCCCAACCACCTATTTTTTCAGGTGTACCATATCTAAAACGAACATTATCACCATTAACCCATTGGCCTTCGCCACCTGTTGCGGTAACTTGTTTATTAAATCCTGGTGCAAATTTTACTTTTTGTAACATAAAAATCCTATAATATTTAGGCAGGAGATGGTGTGGTGGAATCTCCCGCCAGAATATTATTCTACTATATTATTTAGGTAATTTAAAGCCTTTATACCATGCAGGCAAGCCTAAAAATGGTCTTTTATCAAATTCATTTTCTTTAGCTATTTTAGAGTTAGCTTTATTATAATGTAAAAATACTTGAGCACAGTCTTTACCAGTAAATTCTTCTCTCCAATGTTCAAGTTCACAACCAGAATATATTAACATGTCCCCATGGTTTAAATCTATTTTAATACCTGCTTGACCATTTTTACCAGTTGGATCTAAATATATAGGCCATGAGTCACCACCTAAATTTAACGTAGTAGATATTTCACATGAGTATCTGTCCTTGTGTCTAGCTAGTACGTCTCCTTTTTTATATATTCTAGCATAAGAATATGTAGGAGATAGTTTTAATTTTGTGTGTTTTTCCATAACAGGTTTTACTTTTTGTAACAAAGTTTCCATAACCATATCACTATAATGTGAATAGGTGTTAGGCACTTGTGTATCATTCCATACTCCCCAATATTCTGTAAAAGGAGATATAAATTTTTGATCAAATAAAAATCTTGCAACTTTTCTTTTATTTAAAAAATAAGCAAAACAAAAATCTGCCATTTCTTTTGATATAACATTTTTTAATACACTGTATTTATTTTTTTTAAAACTCATCCGTGATACTCCAACCATCCATTAATCATATATTTAGCATTTTTTAAAGGGGGATTACCTCTATGAAAATGAGTCCAAGAAGCAGGGGCTAATACCATTCTGCCTGTTTTTGGTTTTACTCTTTCATGTTGGTATAAAAATTCTGTTTCTCCGCCTTCTTCACAATCGTTTAAATACATAAAAACTAAAATCATTCTTCGTGAATCTTTTAAATTACTATTTTCACAATGCCACACATGATAACCCTCACCAGGTAAAGTTCTTTGTATTTTTATATCATTATTAATATCATATCTACCAACACCATCTATTAATACTGGATATTCTTTTTTGTATTTTTCTAAAGTTTTTGAAAGAGCCTCTACAAAACTTTTTAAAATTATTCCATTAGCAGACATAATTATAGAGTCGTCTTTATTCCAATTGTTAATAAAATATATTTTATTGTCTCGTTTTAAAGAAGAACTATGCTCATCTTCTAATCGATGAACTGTTTCTACATTTTCAAAATGTTCAATAACTTTTTTACAATAGTCTACAGAAACCACGTCGTCATATATTCCTATAAAATTTTTATTTTTTTGGAACGCCGATTCTTTTAATGACATTTTTTCCTTTTAATTGCATTTTAGATTTTATAAAATTATCTATAAAATTTGGTTTGGTTTTTAATGGAGAAGATTCTAATATAGTTTTAATAAATGCTTTTTTCATATTTTTATTTTGCATTTAAAACACCATTCGGTATAGCTTGACAATTCCAATGTATAAATCGAAATGGTTCATATCCCATATCTACTACATATTGATGTGGTATGTAAGAAGGAAAAAACATCATTTTTCCAGGAGTAATAGGGTAATGTATTTGATGGCTTGCATAAGTTATTTTTGATCTATCTGCCGCTGGTAAAAGATTCATGGTATTACCTGGTCTTGGATCTTCAAACATTGGCATAGATGTTTTTTCACTTGCTTTTAAAAAATAAAAACCTGACATATGACCGTTCCAATGTGTATGCAATGTATGGTGTCCTCCACCTTTTTTAGCAAATTCTTGTACCCATAATTCAGTAGTAAATACCGAATAATTAGTTAAATCAAATCCCATTTCAATTAACAAATTATATGAAGTTGCACCAACATAATTTTGCAACTTTAAAAATTTAGGATCACCTATTAAAGATGTTGAGTGAAACACATGACCCATATCTCCTTTATTACCAAATTTTTTATTTCTTTTATTTATGTCTTTTTTTAAATTTTTTTTTGCCATCTCTATATATGGATCAGAAGCTTTATTTAAATCTTTTACAAATCCTGATTCCTCCGCAAGCCATATAGGACATTTAAATAAATCTTCTTTTATTAGTTGTTTGGGAAATTCTATTTTTGTTTTATTAACTTTTTTCTTTTTCATACCACTCCTATTTATATGGCCATCCTAAATTCCATATTACTAAACTATATCTAGATCCTTTTTTAACTGGACATACTCTGTGCCAAACAAACCCAGGAAAAATAACTAAAGACCCTTTGGGCAATATTTCTGTGCATTTTTTAATATTAGGTTTTTTACCTGGATCCCTATTTCTAAAATCAAACTCTAACTCACCACCTTTATAATCTTTTGGATCAGACAATGTTACAGTAACAGATAGTTTTCTAATTTTACCATTACTAGGATCATTATTTTGTTTTTGATAAGGTTGATCCCATCCATCACAATGCCAATCATAAAATTGACCTTTAGTATATTTTGTAAATTGACAATTTTCAGAATAATCCCATTGAAAATTCCAACCAGCATTAACATTTGCTTGATTTACGTAAGGATGTATTTCTTTATAAATCCAACGATCATTCATCCAAACAATGTCTGAATTTCTTTTCTTTTTCATGTCTTTAATTTCTTTTTGATTTAACTTTCTATTCCCAAAACCACCAGTAACTGCCATTTGATCTTGTAATTGTTTTCCATAACGAACAATATCATTACAAATTCTTTCAGGAATTGCTGATTTAAAATACCAATAATAATTAGTTAAATTCATAAACTTTCTTATACTAAGTTTTATTTTAAATATATAGTGATGTAAAGAAAAATAAATACTATTGATATTTATAACGAATCATAACAATTCCAGAACCTCCAGCTCCACCCGTTCCTGGATATACTGATCCACCGCCACCGCCAGTGTTAGTTCCTGCTGCTGCTGCATTACAACCTGGTGAACCTGGGTGTGTATAATCTCCACCACCACCAAAACCACCAACTTCTGTATTTGCAACTCCTGGTCTAGATCTACCAGCTCCACCACCAGCAAAATATCTTGTGCAACCTGCTGGACCTGGTGTTCCATAACATCCTGATGTTGGACCAACAAAACTGTCTGCAATATAACTTCCATCACCACCAGCAGATGTACTAGGGGCTGGAGTTCCTCCAATGGAACCAGCACCACCACCGCCACCGCCATATCCAAAACATCCTATACCTGAAGAACCACCATCTTTACCTTGAGGAGGATCTGTAGGAGGAGTATTACCCGATCCACCAGGTGCAACTCCAGGTCCATATTTAGGTGGGTTATAAGCATCATCTCCAAAACCACCACCTCCACCTGATCCACCATTTCCACCTACTCTTAAAGGAGATCCACAGTTATTACCACCTCCAGCAGCTCCACCACCTGCTGACGTAAGTCCAAGAGCTGATGAATCAACACCTGCTGTGCTTCTTGGTTGAGGTGATCCTGCGGGTGCTCCTGCACCACCACCTCCAACTACTATAGAATATCCTTGTGCAGTAACTGTAACACCACAGTCACTTGCTAAAGGGGATGTTGTTGGGCTAGGTAAACATAAAGAGTTTGACATTCTAAATCCACCAGCACCGCCACCACCACCTTGGTTTGATCCACCACCACCTCCACCAGCAACTATTATATAATCTACTGCGTTATTAGCAGGAGCAGTAGCGAGACTGTTCACTGTAAAAGTTCCATTTGCTGTAAAAATATGTGTTTTAAAATTTCCACAAGTTACGGTAGCATTTCCTCCACTAGCACATAAAAAAGTATATTTAGGCCATGTTGGTGCACCACATGCCCCTGATGTTAAAGCAGCCATGTGAGATCTTAAATTCCATACACCACTTGCTTTGTTTAATTCTTTTACGATAACTACACCTGATCCACCAGCTCCTGTTGGAGTATAACCTGCTCCTCCACCGCCAGTGTTAGTTGTTCCAGCTCCACCGCCAGAAGCTCCATTATTATATTTACCTGGTCCACCGCCACCACCTGGTCCTGCAGCTCCTGCTCCAGGTGCACTATTAGCAAATAAACCTCCACCGCCACCACCTGCAAATACTGAACAAGTTGGACCAACATTTCCAAAAGTTGGACTTACATCTAAACCTGCTCCACCATCACCCGCTTCACAAGCTCCTTGAGCATTCTGTCCTGCTGCTCCTGCTCCTCCACCTCCACCACCTGCTTGTGGGTAAGATGTATGAGATGTACCACCAGGATTTCCTTCAGGTGGAGTATATCCACCTTCATTACCTGCTCCAGCACAACCAGTTTGATAACCACCACCTGAACCTGAACCACCAGGTTGTCCTGCTTCTTCTCCTGTTCCTAGTCCGCCACCTGTTGATGAATGAGTTGCACAACTTGCAACAAAACTTGAATTACTACCTTTATTACCTGTACATGCAGGTGCTGCTGCACCTCCACCACCTACTGTTGCTTGATATGGAGTATTCCCACAAAGTGGTAATTCTAAATTTCTAAGTCCTCCAGCTCCACCACCACCATACTTAGATCCTGAACCTCCACCTGCAACAATTAAAACTTGTGCAAGTTTAGTTCCTGGTTGAGTTGTAACTGCTCCATCAGATGTTTTAACAGTTTGAGTACATCTTCCAAAAGAAGTTCTATTCTTTTTGCCTATTATACCGCCATTTGTTCTCGCCATTCGAGTCTCCTACTCTATAAGGACACCCATTGAGTATTATCAGCGTCCCATCTATGTTTTGAATTATCTGATCTTTTTGTAGCAATCCATCTTAAATTATCTTCATCCCAAGATATAAAATATGCTGATTGATCTCCTGATGGAAAAGTAACTGGCGCTTGCCAATCATCACTACCATCTAAAGACCAAGACGCAAAAGGTTGTGGTACTAAAAATTTATCTTTTGATGCATCATAGACATAACCTACTCCTGCGTATTGCTTTCTAAAATTATTATTATAAGAAGTTTGTTTAAAATTTGTATTTGGTTTATTAAAAAAATTTTTACACCATGTTTCACCATCAACATGTTTATCGTTTTCTCCTAGAGGTCCAGCTGCTGTTGTTACATTATTGTCTACAACCGTAACTTGTTTAACAACTAAGTGTGTATCAGATGTAAATCCTGTAGGATCTGTTTTTGATTCTAATTCTGCAAAATGTGCCATATTTTTTTCCTTTAGTTAATTTACATTATTATAATTAATTTGTCCATAACCCTTGTTTAACTCGATCATACACCTCGTGTATATTCCACATACCTGGGGCTTTTTCTAATTGTTTTACAATAACAATTCCTGATCCACCTGTGGCTCCACCAGAATGACCAACGCCTGATCCACCTCCGCCACCGCCTGTGTTGGCAGTTCCATTTGTACCAGCTCCACATTTAGCACCAGCACCACCTCCACCAGCACCGCCAGATCTATTTCCAGAGTTACCCATTCCTCCTCCACCACCAGCGTAAGTTACATCTGAACCTGTTATTGTTGAAGGAGCTCCAGCTCCACCAACACCTCCTATACCATTAGGCCCACAACCATCAGCACCAGCAGCACTAGCACCGCCACCACCGCCTGTATTATCCGCACCTCCACCAGCGTCAGGTTGACTATCTCCACCTGGATTTCCTTGAGAAGGACTTACAGGAGGAGTATTACCTGAACCTCCACAATTACCAGCTAAAGAAGCACCTCCACCTGATCCACCATTAACTCCATCGGCTGCATCATTCCATGTTCCACCACCACCGCCACCATTACTAGTGACAGAGCATATAGTTGGTGCACCTGTTAAACTACTATTTCCACCTGTGCCACCTGCACTACCAGCGTGATAACTACCTGAAGATGCTGCACCAGCACCACCTACAACAGCAGTAAGAGTAGTGCCTCCAGAAACAGCGACACTTGATCCACTTCTAAAACCTCCTGCGCCACCGCCGCCACCATAACCGCCGCCACCGCCACCACCACCAGCGACTACTATGTAGTCAACAAGTGTAGTTCCTGATTCTAATGTTACGTTACCGTCTGCTGTAAAAGAAGTGACAGTGTTGCCACCAAAAGACTGTCCTGTAATTACAGGTCCAATTATACCGCCATTACCAGCCATAAATTAAACCTCCTACGCGTCGTCTAATTCTTCGTATGAAATAAAATAAGTCAAATCACTATTAGCACTTGCTGTGACAGCTAATTGATCTGTTTCATCTAAATAAATTGGATTTTCTAAAAAACTTAATGTTGCATCTGCTGGAACAGAAATAGTGCTTGCAATTTTAACATAGTTACTACCATTATCTACACTAACTTCTAATGTTATATCTGCTGCATTTGTTCCATCAATGTTAGCAATAAGTATTGTATTTATTTTTGCAACTTTATCAGCAGATACATCTACTGCAACTGCTCTTGAAGTAGTTACTGCTCCTGTTGCATTTTTAGCATTAATTGTTGCTACGTTTACTATATTTGGTGTTGCCATATTATTCTCCTTTTATCCGAATACGATTGCCATTGCAATAGCTTTTCC